GGCAGTGAGCAGCGGGGGCAGGTTGCCAAGCTCGCAGAACCAGAACGTGAGCATGCCGGCAAAGGCGGAGGTGGCGAGTTCACCTATCAATTCCGAAATGTTGAAGCGTCTGGCTTCGCCCGCTTTCACTTTGTTGATGAATGAAACGAGGCCGCCCCATGCGGACAGAACAAATATCCATGCATAAGTAATGAGCGAGTAATTGCTAGGGTCTTTTTCAGGCATTTTTAGCTTTCTGTCGTTTTTCATGATCTTCGCGGCAGTCTGCATCGCAGTAGCATGCATTTGGCGGCACCGCTTCACCGCAGTTGTAGCAAAATCCGCAAGCTGGCAAAGTCGGCTTTCTAAAAGAAAGTGCAATGCCACGATGTAACTCTTCAATTTCTGTTGCAATGTCATCGGCTCTCATCCGTTATTCCCACAGCTGTATAATCTGTTTACTGTTCACCTGTGGTGGACTGTCCGGCATGTTTACCTCGTACCCAACCGGTAGAATTGCGCCGATACCGGCCAGGCCTTGATTGGCCTCAAGCACGATTTCATTCATGCCTTTGGTTTGCCCGTAGAATTTCCAGCATAGGCTATCAACCGTGTCTCCCTGACTTGCGCGGACCTTCATTTCGTAGCCTTGGTCATATCAATTCAATCGTGAATCTTGGAATATCAAGCAAGTCACTGATCGCCCAGCGGTAATCGCGGCGCAGGTCGTCTATATTGGTTTCCAAATCATCAGCGCGTTTATTGCCCTCATTGCTGCTGTCGTAATCACGATAGCGCTCAATCAGGTTGGCTTTTGCCAGACAGTGAACCGCGCGGTGATAGCGATGCAAGGTGCGCTTGATGCCATCAATCGTTAATGAGGGAACGGCTTCAAAGGTTGCATAGCCGGCAAGAATCTTGCTTTGCTTCCAGCTTTCAAGCTCATCATTCACGCTGGAGATAGCTTCAACCAGTGCGGCACGCAGGCGTGTCGTTGGGATGGTGCCATCTATACGCATGACTTCACGTGCAGTTGCCAGACTGATGGCAGGAAACCAGCCGTCATTGGCAATATCTGTTTCAACCTCCGGTGCTACCGGGATGCTGGCGGTTACTTGAAAAGTCATTTTTTAAACGTCCTATTCGTTACTTAGCCTAAAGCCAGTACTTGGCTTGTCCGTGGAATATTTCTGCTAAAGCAGATTATTCACACTCAAAAGTGGATGGTGGAAAGGGCGAATAAATTGTTGGAGACCAGTCCGATTTATTCACCCTTTGCCATCCAGTGCGGGGTACGCCTGGTTATGCCTTTACGCGATTTATTACTGCGTTGGGGCTAAATTCTTGAGTTCACGTTCTACTGCTTCGATGTCTTTTTTGACGCCGACTTTGTCATGCAATGCCAGTGCGCGGTTGAAGCTTTGCAGCGCAAAACCAAGCCGTGTTGCATGATCAGGGAAATTCTCCGGTACTAATGACTCATCTGCTGCAAGTGCATAGCCGAGTGCTTTATAAAGCTTGGCTTTCACTTCATCCGGCATGTCCTGGTCAATGGTGATGTCTATAGCTTGCTGGATGATGTCAATATTAATCGGTTCTTTGGCGGCATGCGCTTTCAGGTAGCGGTCTGCGATTTCTTCAGCAATGACAACCGGGGTTGTGCGTTTGTACTGGTCTGGCATTTTAAGTCCATGTTTGATGGCATAAGCTGCAATCGGCAGGGCTTCAGCCAACTGTCCTGCGTCGATATTCCAGACCATGACCGTCATCAATACGTCATCCTGCACGCCTTGATCGCCTTCAATCACGCCTTGCACCCATGCGGTGTATTCCGGCAATAGTTGAAGTTTCAATTCAGCACGCTTTTCCATTGATTGCATGGTGCTTAAACGGCGCTTATCCTCTGCCAGCTTGACGAGCATCAGTTCGTATTGGTTGGCGTTGGCCGGTGCGCGGTCTTGATCGCTGCCTTGTTCTGTCTTTAAGGCGGCAATGTTTTTCTCAAAGTGTCTGCGTGCTGGACTGGTCATTTTTTGTTTATCTCAGTTAGGGTTTATTTAAGCCTTGCCTATGTGATTAGGCAATCACGATGTTTTCAGCTAAAGCGCCGCAGCCGTAGTCTTCAACCACGTAGGCATCATTTGATGATTCGTAGTTTTCGATACGGTCACGTTTTGCGTTGTCAATCACGGTGCGGCGGCGTGCGCCTTCTTGCCAGTAGAGGCTTAAGTTATCCAAGCGGGTAACCAGAATCTTGTTGGCAGGGAAGTAAGGCACGGTAACAGCAGGTAAGCCGCCGATACGTTTTTGGCTTTGTACCACTTGTGCGGCAAGTTGCTCTGTTGGCGCCTGTGTTGCATTAACCAGCGGGAAGTATTTATCTGCCATCAGGTCACGGCCAACAATGGCTACCAAGCCTGTGTCTTCACGGTACCAGGCATCAATCAGGTTATTGACCATGTCGAACACGAGTGCGTCCAGGTTTTTGTAATCACCGGCTGCGCCGATATTGATTACGCCGGATGCTGCTACGACTTCATCCATCACGCGGGCTGCTGCGTTTTCACGGTATTTTTGCAGCCAGCCTTTGTTAACATCCTGCAACAAAGTGTTTACCACTTTGTCACTGGTGGCGGCACGGGATGTGCCGTTAAAACCGATCATGATGCGGTCAAGCGCCTGACGTGTCAGGATGGCATCACGAATGCGGGTTTGGAAATCGGGGAATTTAGCCCATGTGTCCAATTTTGCATAAGTAAGGTGTGTATCAAAGTTTGTTTGAGTGCAGATGTAGCCGTTTGCATCCAGTTCTGCCAGATCAGTAGTTGCGCGGTCAGTTACGGCAGTGTTGGTGGTACCTGCTACCGGGCTGCCGATACCCAGGCCAAGTTTTTCACCTTGCTGCTCAGTTACACCTACGACATTGATACGACCTAGGAAGTCTGTACTTTCTGTCATTTTTGATTCCAGCGTTTGCTGGATGGTAGGGGCTACTACGAATTTTTCAGTTGCTCTGGCAACACCACTGAGCGCTGCAACTTGTGTTAGGTAGGCGGCATATAGTAATCGGGTTTCATTTCTCATGTTGTGCTCCGTGGTTCGTTAGATTTGTGAATTTTTAGTGAATAAATAGTTGATTCAGGCTGTTAACAATCAGTGGCAAGTTTGCCGTCAGCACCGGTTGCGCGGTTGCGTGGGTTTTTGTTGTCAGGCTCGTTTTCAAGTTTTGCAGTGAGGTCGGCAAAGTCTTTGCTGACTTTGGTGTGGTCTTCAGTCAGCTTTTTAATATCGGCCTGCAAGGTTTCAACCTGTTTGGCATGTGCAGCAAACTGGTCCAGTACTGATTTCTGACTGGTGGCGATTGCTTCAACCGCTTGGCTGATGCCAGTGAAGTTATGTTCGGTTGTTTTATCACTGATCCCCAAAAGTTCTTTTACCTTGTTGAACAGGTTAATACCCAAGTTGTCTACTTGTGGTTCGTCTTCGATATCGATTTCTGTTTCAACCGCTGTTGTGAACATATTTTCTGCTGCTTGTTTGCGGCTGGAGAATAGTTTGAGGGCTTCAGTACCTAGCGATGCAGGGCTGTCTGTTACTGCCAGACCGGCAAGGTAGGCTTCCCCCGATTGGGCAAAGTTAGGAGCGATTTCAATTGATGTATAGATTTTTTGACGTTTTTTGTTGAAGCCGATCAATTCTTCAGTGACGTCAAGCTTGGCTAACAAAGCTAGTTTTTTTACGCCGTCCAGTGTGAATTCTTCAGTCTTCGTTTCAAGTACATCCCCGTAAGCTTTGAACAGGCTATCTGGCAACAAGCCGCGCAGATGCTCTAGCCAAATGCGTGCACCGTATTTGGTAGGGTTGTAATTCTTGCCCATTTGTTCGATGTCTGAACGTGATAATGTTCGGCCATCTGAGGTGGCGCCTTCTACGGCAATTCGCACAAATTTGGTGACTGGCATAATGTCCTCGCTCTATATGTAATTTGAAG